TTCTTAAACCTCGCTATACACTAGCACTCCAGCACAAAGTTTCCAAACATCCCGTTCCTTCCTCATCCATCCGAAGACTTCTTCTGATTCCCTTGTATCATGCCTTAGCTAGCTACACACGCACCACATACCGCCCTTTCATAAGCCCAACATTATCCGGCAGGAGAGGTGTGCAGGCTCTCCAATCTCTTCCGCTCCGGCATTTCTTTCGAAATTTATGACTGATCATTATGGTCCTTGACGACCGCCGTACCTACATAATGTTAGTTTGATATGCAGCAAGTGAAATAAAGTTTTAGTGTGATGGATATATCCCTCCAAAACACATCATAACGGGCCACTGCCCTTACAAGCTCATAATTGTCAAGAACTATGAGAGGTTGATCTTATAAGCCTAAAATATCTTCCACTTGGATACAACAAGCCAAGACGGAATGGTGAGATAATTGAGTAAAGTTCAGAATAGATCCAAAAGGTCACAAATCACGTGACTCAACTAAGTAAAACAAGACCTACAATAACAGTTTCCTTCTTGTAGCATACTCATTTCACTGAGGTCAAGCTGTTTAACTCGATCATAAATAGGATCTTCATCATCATCATCACCCAAATTATCCCAGTAATTTATTCCAGAATACAAATTAGACAGAGTTTCATAAAAATCCAACAAATCGCCATCACTACACAGGTTGGTTGTGTAGGTGCCATGCTCAAGTTGAACTGTAATCAGCTTTTTAATTGAGCAAAAATCAATCACCGGAATCGTTTTATTCGCGACGATGATTAATAGGCTAGGTACATCAGTTAGATTCATAATCCAATCCGAATTATATGATTCAGAACAAATTACTTTAGTTTTTAAGGAGGGGTAGTCCTTCACCACGAGACCCCTTTCTCCTGGGCATAAAATACTAATACACTCGTTGATATTCTTCATTTATGTTCACTCTTATAACCCGCACTGGTTCTCTTTGGATGTGAAAAAGCCCAAAAGAACGTAACTAAATACACAATGAATATATAATAAATATAAAATTTATATATTAAATATTAAACATCAGTTTTGCTCATTAGTTCTAAATATCTAAGCACCTCCGCAGCTCTAGAAACTTCTTTATCTACAGATTCAGTTTCTGTCTGAATTCTCAATTGATCAGTTTTAGGAATGCTTAAGATACCGTCGCTAACGAGTTTTAATAATATATCATTCGCAGAAATTCTTTCAGGTACAGAATTATCTGGAACGCGTTTTGAATTAAACCGGTCAAAGTCAGCCTTCAAAGTTGGTAAATTGCTATAATCAGGGACCTGCATTATATTAATGAACAATGTTGGACTAGTTGGAAATGTACCTCCAGTGCCGAATTGAATGTCCATAACAGCATCAATATCACTAGAAGTTAGAAAGCCTGTCCATGTATATGTTGTAGACGCGGATCCACTTAGTAGAAATCCATTACTCGCACCACCAATATATGTAATTGTACAATTGACAGGAGTAATGGTTGCTGTAGCATTAGTTGCAGATCCACCAAGCCACCTCAAGTGAACAAAGACGTGTTTGTAGCCAGATGGTATTCTCAAAATTAAACCACCCAGGGTTTTGACTACCAAAGTTGAACCAGCATCGATTACCAAGTCTACAGGCTGACCTAAAGGCGCAAGATTCCCAACAGAAGTGGTTACTGAAGCTTCACAGCCCTCAGCGAATCCCCCTTCTGCCTGAGCACCTCTAGGTTGGAAGAATTCTACTTCATAACTAGCATATAAATCGCCTAAATAACCATCGGCGGCAGGATTTCCACCAGTTGCTATTGTGAATCTTCCTATATCAGCTAAACGCTGGTCTCCTGTGACTGCTTGATCACCATCACGAACATAAAACTCTGTAACGGTATTTTGATCGGATGCACATTCCACAGGATGCATGATAACTTTGGATGGCTTGTCTTCATTGGAGAATTCATATTGCATCATATCTCTTTTATTTCCGAAGACATTTTCTAAAACATTGTATTGAGTAGCCATTGCAACATAACCCATAGCAGTGTTGGCGGCATAATCAGCAGATAATGGTATATACTCAAAGATTAAACCTCTCCATCTATATCTTTGGTAACCTTTTGCCTGAATAGACAACCACGGAAAAAGCGAATTATTTCCGGGATTTATCGCATGATCAACAATTGTAAACGCACCAGTTGAACCAAGAACTTTTCCAATGTACTCCCTATGTCTAACAATATTGGAGTACTTGGAGTTAATGATCTGTGGGATTTGAGAGCCGATTTGGCCTTCAGTTGCTTGAGCAGCTATAGAGTTGGATTTGACTTCATAATCGCCGAAACCCAAAAGCTGAGCACCTTTCTTGAATAAAGGCAAGGCGTCTCCAGCTAAATCCCACCAGCCATAACTCTTCTCCGGAACCTTTTTCGTCTTATATTTTCCAACGCCTTTAACTATTACAGGAATTGGTTTCTGCTGGTTTGGCAAAATCTTGGCAGGTGTTGGAGCAACTCTTCCAGCAGCTTTTAACGGTGTATTTTTATTAATTTTCTTTTTATTAGTGTTTTTGGTTTTTGAATTATTTAAATTTTTATTTGTATTTGACATTTTACTCAGAAATCTTGCACTATTTCTATAATGACCCAATGGGTACCTTTAATGTTGTAGAGAAATAAGCAAGTTTGGGTTCATATAAAACTCTGTTGAAACCCCATTGATATTGAAATATAACTTAGGATTATAATACTCACACTTAAGACTATATCTTAAAAAGAAATCATACCAATTACTAGGAAAATTCAGATCTATCTTCAAAGGTTGTATTTTTGTAAGTGAATCGAGATACTGTTCTATTTGTAGTTGCTTTGATATTGATATACCATACATTTCTTCAACTAAAATTCGGGTTTTAATATCAATTTCCGCATCTGAGATTGAATCATAATAGCTGTTTGTTTGTAGTCTTTCGATTTCATAAGTATTTTTGGCATGCTTAATCAAAAACTCTTTAGTTACTTGAACATCTTGAGTCATCCTAAGGCCATATAACGCCAAATTTCGTAATATAGGACAACCTGGATACTCGCATAACATAGACATTGATTTACTTTTAAGAAGTTGCTTCATCAGTAAAGGTCCTGAATTGAGATAATTTTGTGTAGTCCAGCCAAACCGAACAGACGCTTCCATAACGTTGGTCACATTTCGATTAACGCCGGGTACAAAAATATTCCCGCAAAAAGACGCTCTACTTAAATCAGCTGGCCTCTCAATTTTGATGTTGCAGCCTAGATTTGTATACATCTGTGCAGTTGGTACATTAACACACCCTATAATGCCATCGTCCCCTTCAAAATAAGCATCAAATTGATCAAAATCATTCCCAGATCTCCTAAGTAGATAGAAGGTGATCAGCATATTCATTAAACCATTCCCGCAAGAGGTGTTCATTTCACCAGACATACGTTTTGCAGAAACTCGAGCAGAGAAGTTTTTGAAATGAATTTTATTTGTGCTCAATAAGGGCTTTAGTAGTTTCATAATTGATTCACGTTCAGGATGGCGCTGAAGACTA